TCGAAGGCATGAAGGGCTTCTTTAACCCCACCAGCACGATCAGCCGTCAGTTCAAGACCGGCATGATGGGCGAAGGGGTTCTTGGCTATGACGAAGTCAACATGTCTCAGTCCATCGTGCAGCACACGACCGGCTCGCGTTCCGCTACGGACACGATCCTCGTCAACGGGGCTGTCACGACGCAGGGCGCGTCTACCATCAGCCTTGATGGCGGCACCGCTTCGGCCACTCTGGCGGCTGGCGACGTGTTCACCATCGCTGGCGTGTACGCGGTCAACCCCCAGACCCGTCAGACCACCGGCAGCTTGCAGCAGTTTGTGGTTACTGCCACCGCTACTGCTTCCAGCGGCTCTTGGACCGACGTGGCTATCTCGCCCCCGATCTACACCGCCTCTCAGGCGCTGGCGACCGTGGATTCGTTCCCGGCTGACAACGCTGCGGTCACCGTTCTTGGTGCGGCTTCGACTGCCTACCCGCAGAACCTGATCTACAACAAGAACGCCATCACGCTCGGCACCGCCGATCTGCTCATGCCGCAGGGCGTGGACATGGCTTCTCGTCAGGTTCACAACGGCATTTCGATGCGTATTGTTCGTCAGTACGACATCAACAATGACCGTATGCCTTGCCGTATCGACGTTCTTTACGGCTACTCCGTGATTCGCGCGCCTATGGCCGTGCGTATGTGGGGCTAACCACTTCTCTCTGGGGCTGCGGCCCCAGATTTCCCCCTTTCAACTGTTTAGGAGAATATCATGGCTCTTCCCAACTCCGGCGGCGGCTATCAGCTTGGTGATGGCAACGCTAGCGAACCCACCATCGGCGATCAGGGCGACATCACGTCCGGTCTGACTTCTGCGGTCACGCTGACCGCCGCGCAGATCGCAACGGGTATCATCTCGACCACCCCCGGCTCGGCCCTTAACTACACCCTGCCCACTTGCGCGCTTATGGATGCTCTGTTCACGAACGCAAAGCCGAACAGCTCGTTTGACTTTTCGGTCATCAATCTGAGCAGCGCCAATATTGGTTCGCTTGCTACCGCTACGGGCTGGACCCTTGTCGGTGCAATGGGCGTCGCGGTGTCCAGCTCTTCGCTGTTCCGCGCTCGCAAGACCGGCGACGCGACTTGGACGCTGTACCGCATCGGTTAACATCTTGACGCCCCGTCGCAAGGCGGGGCGTCTTTCCAACAGGTATACCCATGATCTATATGCGCCATGCGGTCCACGGCACCAAAGTTGCCACTATGGAAGCCGAAGCGATTTATGATGAAACAAATGGCTGGAGCCGCTATACTCCCGGCGAAGCCCCGCCCTCTGACACGTCAGAGCCGGTAAATGAACTTGCACCCCGGCGGCGCGGTCGCAGGCCGCTGAATGAGGGAATAGCCAGCTATGACGACAGCCGGGGATCAGATTAACGGAGCCCTTCGCCTTTTAGGCGTCTTGGCCGAAGGCGAGACACCATCTGCGGCTACGTCGCAAGACGCGCTGTTCGCGCTCAATCAAATGATCGACTCTTGGGGCACGGAAAAACTCTCGACGTTCACAACGCAAGAGCAGGTGTTTTCGTGGTTGCCGGGGTTCATAAGCCGCACCCTTGGCCCTTCCGGTGATTTTGTTGGCGACCGTCCGGTCTTGATGGATGACGCGACGTATTTCGTAGACGCTTCGACCGGCATCTCCTATGGCATCAAGCTGATCAACCAGCAGCAATACGACGGCATTGCGGTCAAAAACGTGACCAGTACTTTTCCACAGGTAATGTGGATTAATACCAATTACCCCAACATTGACATGCACGTCTATCCGGTGCCCACCAAGGTGCTGGAATGGCATTTCATATCCGCAGCGCAGTTGACGCAACCCGCGACCATTGCAACGCCGCTGTACTTCCCGCCTGGCTACATGCGGGCGTTCCGGTACAATCTGGCTTGCGAGATCGCCCCTGAGTTTGGCGTGGAGCCGTCTGGTACGGTCGGGCGCATCGCTATGGCATCCAAGCGCAATCTCAAGCGCATCAACAACCCTGACGACATCATGTCGATCCCCTACGCCATCGTCAGCACCCGCCAGCGGTTTAATATTTTTGCAGGTAACTTCTAATGAAGAGCCCGATCCTTGGCTCCGCGTATGTAGCCCGCAGCGTCAACGCTGCGGACAACCGCATGATCAACATGTTCCCAGAGGTTGTGCCGGAAGCTGGAAAAGAACCTGCGTTTCTTCAACGCGCGCCAGGACTGAATTATCTTGCTACGATGGGCGCAGGCCCGGTACGCGGCCTCTGGCAGTTTGGTAATTACGGCTACGCCGTGTCGGGCACCACGCTGTACAAGATCGACAGCGATTTTAACGTCGTGTCCAAAGGCACCGTGGCTGGAACCGGTCAAGTGTCGATGGTGGACAACGGTACGCAGTTGTTCATTGCTGCGGGCGCTACTGGATATATCTACAACTCCAGTACGGACGTGTTTGCGCAGATCACAGATGTTGATTTTGCGGGCGCGGTGACTGTCGGGTTCATCGACGGGTACTTCGTCTACAACCAGCCCAACAGCCAGAAGTTTTGGGTTACATCGTTGTACGATGGCACGTCCGTCGATCCATTGGATTTCGCCAGCGCGGAAGGCTCGCCCGACAATCTAGTGTCCCTGATCGTGGATCATCGCGAGATCTGGCTGTTTGGGCAGTCCTCCATTGAGGTTTGGTACGACGCCGGTTTGCCTGACTTTCCCCTTGCGCGCATTCAAGGCGCGTTCATCGAAATTGGCTGCGCCGCGCCGTTTTCCGTTGCCAAGCTCGACAATGGCGTGTTCTGGCTCAGTTCGGACGCTCGCGGGCGCGGTATGGTGTACCGCTCCAACGGTTACGCTGGCGTCCGCATTTCGACGCACTCCGTCGAATGGCAGATCCAGCAGTACGCCGACATCACGGACGCCGTGGCCTACACCTATCAGCAGGACGGCCATTCGTTCTATGTGCTGAACTTCCCCAGCGCCAACATCACTTGGGTCTACGACGTGGCAACCCAAGCTTGGCACCAGCGCGCCGGTTGGCTCAACAACCAATTCACCCGCCATCGCGGCAACTGCCAAATGGCGTTCAACGGCCAGATCGTCATTGGCGATTATCTGACCGGCCAGATCTATGCTTATGATCCCACGGTCTATACCGAAGCCGGGTCGGTTCAGAAATGGCTGCGCTCGTGGCGGGCGCTGCCTACCGGCACCAACAACTTGAAGCGCACCACGCAACACAGCTTGCAACTTGATTGCGAGTCGGGCGTGGGTTTGGACGGCGCAACGCCTGCAACTACGACCTATCTTAGCAGCATTTCATCTGACGCCGCGTCTGCGGGCGCGATCAGCGGCGAATCGGAAGAAACCACGGGCGAGATAACCGTGCAGGGCTCCGATCCGCAGGTCATGCTGCGTTGGTCAGATGACGGCGGGCACACTTGGTCCAGTGAACATTGGCGGTCGATGGGTAAGCTTGGCGAGACCGGGCGGCGCGTCCTTTGGCGCAGGCTTGGCATGACCGTGAAGCTTCGCGACCGCGTGTATGAGGTGTCGGGGACCGATCCGGTCAAGATCGCCATCATGGGTGCGGAACTGATCGTGAGCCCCACCAATGCTTGATAATATCACGCAGATACCGGCTCCGCGTGTCGCCATTTGGGACACGGTGACAAACTACGTGACGCGGGCGTGGTATCGGTACTTCTATAACCTTTACGCCATTCTTGGCAGCGGGTCGCTTCGCAGCGGGGCGTTTTACGACACCACCACGCAAACCGCCGCCGCGATCAACACGGCCTATGCTATCACGTTTGACAGCACCAGTTTGACCCAAGGCGTCAGCATTGGAACTCCAAAATCGCGGGTTTATGTAGACCGCACGGGCTCGTACAATATCCAGTTCTCGCTGCAACTGGTCAGCACCAACGCCGCGTCTAAAGACGTGTACATCTGGGCGGACGTAAACGGAACGTCCGTACCTGAAAGCGCCACCAAATTGACCATGTCCGGCTCTAGTAATGCTTACGTCGCGGCGTGGAACTTTGTTATCCGCATGAGCGCAGGTGACTATTTTCGGTTGATGTGGTCTACTTCTAACACAAATGTTCAGATAGCCCGCATAACGGCGTCTGCGCCTGTACCGGCCATCCCATCGGTCATCTTGACCGTAGCTTCGAATATAGGTGAATAATGGCTGTTCTTTCCCCCACCCCCAAAACAGCTTTTGTTGACGCTGCGGGCGAGCCGCTGGTTGGCGGGCAGTTGTACACCTACATCGCTGGCACAACGACGTTGCAGGCGACCTACACGGACTCGACGGCGACGACGGCCAACACCAACCCTATCATCTTAGATTCGCGTGGCGAGGCTAGCGTTTGGTTGGGCGGCGCTATCTACAAGTTCGTGCTGAAGGATGCGGACGGGGCGCTGATCTGGACGGTGGATAACATCTCGGCCCCCACGGCTGCGGTGTCGCCCGTGTTGTCGGGTAACGTCACCATCGACTCCAACACGCCGTCCCCGGCGCTCCAGATCACCCAGACCGGCACCGGCCCGGCGCTTAGGGTGCAAGACTCCGCTGATCCTGACGTAACGCCGTTTATCGTTGATAGCACGGGGCAGGTTGGCATTGGCACGGCTACGCCTGTGTCAGCGTTGGAGATCGCCAGCCCCGGCGTCTTTACCGGCGCGTGGGCCTATCTGCCTACTGGCACGGCAATGCTGTTCGCGCAGACATCTGCGCCCACCGGCTGGACCAAGTCTACCACGCACGACAACAAAGCCCTGCGCGTGGTGTCCGGCGCGGCCAGCAGCGGCGGGTCCGTAGCGTTCACGACCGCATTTGCATCACAGGCAGTTGCCGGTACGGTCGGCAATACGGCGCTCACCCTCGCGCAGATGCCCGCGCATTATCATACAGTGTACGGTGCTGGCGCGGCTTCTGGCGGCGGCGCTAGTGGTCTTACAAGTTTTCCTGGAGCTGGCGGAAACCAATCTTCGTCTTCGGAAGGTAGCGGCGCGACGCACACCCACACGTTTACCGGCACGGCGATCAACTTGGCCGTGTCTTATGTCGACGTCATCATCGCAACCAAGGATTGACGATGCAGCTCAAGAACGGATCATTTTGCCCGCTGATCAAGAAGGAATGCGTCCAGCTCCAGTGCGCTTGGTTCACGCAGTTGCGTGGGACGCATCCGCAGACCGGCGCGGAGATTGACGAGTGGATGTGCGCCATCTCGGCCATGCCTATGCTCCAGATCGAGGTCGCCAAGGAGGCGCGGCAGGGCGCTGCGGCGACCGAGAGCTTCCGAAACGAGATGGTGCGGGCGCAGGCCGAGGTGCTGCCGTCGTTCATCAAGCAACTGTCGTAGGGGGCACGGGTGCCGCACAAGCAGACGATCTCGGACTACCTTGCAACCGTTCTGGAGTTGCCGCCTCACGCCCGTGCTTGGCTGTTGGACCTGTGGGACGCCATTCAAGTGTTTGATGACGTTGTAGACGGCGACCCGGTGACGGGCGACGACATGCGCCGCGCTATCTGGTCTTGTCTAGTGCAGATGCCGTCCAATCCGTTCTTTGCCGCCAACTCATCCAGCTTGTTGCCCGTGATGGCGACGGCGTTTTTGAAGTGGGCGGCGTCGGATGAGGCGGAACGCGCCGGTAAGGCGGACGCCAAATCGTTCATGTGGCGAGCGTCCTACTATGATGTTGTTCTGGCCGTAGTCATGCTATGTCATGGGTACGACGCGGCCCTAGCCAAGTCGGGTGCAGTTATGGCATTGTACGGCGAGAAATACACAGACTATTGCGCGGAGTTCTCCCATGCCTGATCCGATTTCCGCTATTGCAGGGTCTAGCATCCTTGGTGCTGGCGCAAGTCTGTTTGGGGCCAGCAGCGCGGCAGACGCGCAACGTGAAGCCGCCGCCCAGAGCGCCGCTGCCCAGCGTGAGGCTGCGGACAAGAGCATCGCCGCCCAACGTGAGATGTTCGACATCGGTCGGGCGGATCTTGCGCCGTACCGTGAGGGCGGCACGACGGCGCAAAACCAGCTTATGACGTTGCTGGGTATTGGCGGCGACACAACTGCGCAAGGGTACGGCAAGTACGCCAAAGATTTTGGCATGTCGGACTTCACGACGGACCCTGGCTACCAGTTTCGTCTTGAGCAGGGCATGAAAGCGTTGAACGCCAGCGCCGCCGCCAAAGGCATGGGCATGTCCGGCGCGAACATTAAGGGTGCTACTGAATACGGCCAGAACCTTGGGTCTCAGGAATACCAGAATGCTTTCAACCGTTATCAGACCAATCGGACGGCGCAGCTTGCACCATTGCAAGGTCTGTATGCTGGCGGTCAGGCGGCGGCAGCAGGGTCTGCGGCGCAGGCTGGGGCGTTGGGCCAGAACTTGGGCCAGACCTACACGGGGCTTGGTCAGGGGTTAGGGCAAGCTGCGGTTGCTGGCGGTAACGCGCAAGCGTCAGGCTACCTGAACAGCGCCAATGCGGTGACGAACGCGCTCAATCAGGGTATGAGTTCATACACCATGAACAATTACCTAAACCGGATCAGCAATCAAAATCCGTATGCGTATTCGCCATCTGATATATCTCAGATACGCGGGGCAAGCGCGTCTGGGTTTAATCAATTCGATAACGCATACTGAGGGCGAAACGATGGTTGACTACAACGCCGCGCTTCCGCAACTCGCGCAGTTTCAAGCACCGAACGTGCTGGCTATGGCTTCGCAGGCCAACCAGATGCAGGCGGCCAATATGCTCATGCAGCAACGGGCGCGGGAGCTTGACAAAGAAACGGCGCTTAACGCGGCTGCTCGTCAGTACGGCGTCAATACGCCCGAGTTTGCAAGAATTGCAGGCGGTCTTGATTATGAGGCCGGGCTAAAAGCGTCTCATTATCAAAGTCAAATTGAAAACCAAAAGCGTCAAGCGGCGGGCGAAGCGCGTCGCGCCGAAGTATCTACCGCAGAACTTGCCGCCAAACATGCAGAACGCTATCGTAATTTGTTGCCAAGCGTAAACGATCAAGCGGCATGGACTGCTTGGCGCACAGAAATGCTGAAAGACCTAAAAGGTGCGGCAGACGTTATCCCCGAACTTTATTCTCCTGAAGCTAAAACCGCTGCTGCTATGACGGCGTCCGAGTTTATTCAGTCAATCAGGGATAAGGATAACAAAGTTGTTGTGGACCCTGTATTGGGTGCGCTTGAAGTTATGGGCAAGGGCGGTAATTACACGTCTAAAAAAATTCCCGTAATAGCGCCTGGCGCTGCGCCTCCTGCCGCTGCTATGCTCGGCGCTACGCCTTCTGCCGCCGCGCCTGCCATTGCCGCGCCCGGTGCCGCCGCCGGGGCTCCGGCTGGATTTGACATGACCCGCGCAAAAATGGCGTCGGCTAATATTGAAAGCGGCGGTAAATACGACACACTGGGGCCAATCACCAAAAACGGTGACCGCGCGTACGGCAAATATCAGGTCATGGGCAATAACATCCCATCATGGACAAAAGAAGCTTTTGGCAAGTCCATGACCCCCGAAGATTTCTTGGCCGATCCTGCGGCGCAGGAAAAAGTGTACGAACAACAGTTTGGCAAAAATGTCGCCAAGTACGGTAACGTTGCGGACGCAGCGTCTGTCTGGTTTACTGGCAAGCCCTTAGCTCAAGCCGGTAATGTGTCAGACGTTCTCGGCACGACCGCGCCTGAATACGTCAGCAAGTTTATGGCCGGGTACGGCGGCGCGGGGGGCGGCGCTGCGCCGCGCATGATGACCGCGCCTCAGTTTGCGGTTCCCGGCAGCGTGCCAGGGTATGTTCAGCCTGCTAATGCGCTTGCGCCATTGGCGGCAGTTGAGGCGGCTAACAATCTGCGTCCGAAACAAATTCCCATGATGATTGCCGGGCAAGGCGGTTTGACTAAGTTTGACGAACCGCAAACTCGTAGCGAAGCTGAATACCAGAAATCCGTGCGCGATATAGAAGTTGCGGCTGCAACCGAAAAAGCTAAAAAAGAAGCTGCGGCTCAATTTAAAGCGGGCGAAGAAGTTCCGAAATATGACGACCTGATGCGTCAATTAAGCGATGTTATTAAACCAAACGGATTGCTTGATAGAGCAACCGGAAGTGACATTGGCGCAGGTCTAGACCGTTTAGGACGTGTGGTTGGGGTGTCTACAATAGGCGCAAGAGCTAGCGCGGCGCTTGCCCCGCTTGCAGGCGCATTGACGGCAATAGTGCCGCGTTTTGAAGGCCCACAATCAGAAAATGATCGTAAATCCTATGAGACCCAAGCAGGCATTCTTGCTAACGAAAACGAAACTACCGAGACGCGCCGCGCGGCTGCTAAGGCAGTTTTAGAAATTATGAAACGTAACCGCAACGCAAACGCGGTTAAGATTGGCGTCGCGCCAATAACTGAACCCCCTCGCGCAGATGCGTTTACACTTTCGCCCGAAAATGAGGCTATCTTTAACAAATATAGGGTTAAGTAAATGCCGACATTTCAGGAACTGGGCGCGGCGCTCGCTAACGCGGACAAGGCAGGCGACGCGGAGGGGGCCAAGGCCCTCGCCGGGGAAATGTCGCGCATGATGGCTGCGCCGCAAGCTACCGTTTCGGGAGGCGTGCCCGTCGGACGGCGGTCGTGGGCGGACGTGCCCGGCGAAGCTGTCTCCAATATAGGCCCGTCCGCTGCCAAATTTGGGCAGGGATTGTACGAAGCCGTATCACAACCGCTTACCACGCTTGGCGGCATGGCGGATCTTGCGGCGGGCGGTTTACGTAACCTTGCTCAATCCACCGCAGAAACAGCGCCAAACACCATATTTGGGCGTCTTTCACGCGGGCTTTTGGCTGTTGAAAATAACATTGGCGATAAAGCGGCGGCGGAACGCGCGTCTGAACTTGCGCGGTCTGTTGGCGGGCAGTACGCAGAAGAGTACGGTAGCGAAGACGCTATCAAGAACAAGATTGCTACTGATCCCATTGGTTTTGCTTCCGATCTAAGCACACTAATGACCGGCGGGTCATTGGCAACGGCTAAACTTGCACCTAAAATGTCAAGCGTTTTGCGTACAGGTGCTATTGCTACTGATCCGTTGTCGCCTATTTTGTACGGAACACAAAAGGCCGCCAACGTAGTTGCAAAGTCAACGCCGTATGGCGCGCTAGCCCGAAGGATTGAGCCATACACATCGCCTGACCGTGTGGCCGCAAATGCGCTTATGGAGGCTGAAGATCCTAACAAGCTTATCGAAGCTTTGAAAGCTTCTAGAGGAATGCAGACAACGCCTGGCGCACCTACACCTACGATGGCGGAACGCGCTATAGCGGGGGGTCTTGAAAGCTCCACGATTGCCGGGCTGGAACAAGGGCTTGGCGCGGCTAGTCCTGAATTGGCACGCAAGACATTTGCAAACCAACAGCAAAAAATCGCGGCGATACAAGGGCAGTTGCAGCGCATTGACGCCGATTTGGCGTCACGCGTAAACACAATCGCCCCTGAAACGGTTCAACTAAAGCAAGTGCGCGATACCCTACTGCGTGAATTGGCGGATGATCAAGCGGCGCTTAAAACTACATCGCAAGGGCTTGTGACCGCGCTTCCCGATGTAAGCCCCGCCGAGACCGGCAAAGTCATTGCCGCGCGCGCGCAAGAAGTTAAAAAAGGATTGAAGACCGAAGTGTCTACGCCATTTGAAAAAGCTAAAGAGCTTGCGGGTGGGGCTACAACGGACATTTCTAACATTGTATCTGAAGCGGAACGCATCCTTGGCAAACCTCTATCGCAGATAGACCCCGCTACTGCGCCTGCAACTGCGCGTCTGTTGGCAGGTCTGCAAGGCCCGCCAACGCCTGGCGCATGGACGGAGCTTGCCCCCGGCGCAGGATTTCGTGAGGCGGCGGGGGCGCCTACCGCGCCTCGCGCCGATTTGGCTACGCTTGACGCGCTGCGCGAAGCCGTGAACGCAGACGTTAAAGCGGCAAAGCCTCTTTCAACTACAGACCCAACCCGCGCTCGCGAGCTTAGCAATTTATATGATCTCAACAAAGCCATAAGCGCTGCGGTTAAAAATAGCGATGTGTTTTCGCCTGAAGTGAAAGCACTTCACGAGCAAGGTATGGAAACATTTAAGACCAAAACCGTCCCTCAAATTAAAACGGGGCCGGTCGTTGATATATTCCGCACAACAAAAAAGAACGAGCCGGGTCTGATGCCCGACATAACGGTGTCTAAGTTTCTTGAGGCACCGACGCGCGCGGATCAATTTTTGACGACGTTCAAAGGCGATGCCGCAGCTTTGGACGCTATGAAAACCGGCGTGTTGAGCAAGTTTCGTAACCAGATAACAGATCCGCTCACGAAAACAGTCAAACTTGAGGACGCTGCTGCATTTCAACAAAAGTATGCCAAGCAGATAGATGCGCTTGAAAAAGGTGGCGTTGATGTTCGGTCGGCAATGGACGCGACATTGAAAGACGCGCAGACCGTCGAAAAAGGCATGAAAGATTTGGAGTTGGCGTCTAAGACATTTAAGGGCGTTCAAGGAAAACCTTTGAGCGCGCAGGGTATTGTTGATCTGGCGCTGTCATCGCCGGTTCAAATGACTTTTGTGCAGTCCAAACTCAAGGGATCGCCAGGGGCTATGGACGCGCTGAAAGGCGAACTTACTGACCGCGCGGTCAAACTTATTCAAGCTAATGATCCTGAAAAGGCGCTTCAGTACCTGAACGACAACGCCAAAACGTTGAAGATTGGGTTGAAAGACGGCAAGACCTTTGACGAATTAAAGCGCATGGCCGAATATCAGCGCGACGTTCGCGAAGTTGCCAAGGGAGCGCCGACAAGCGCGCTTTCTATGGAAATCAAATTGGCAGACACATTTACTCCGGCGGAATTGACGGATCTCACAGTTGTCGCCAACGATGTGAAGCGTATGCAGCAGATCGCGGAACTGACAAAAGGTGGTGGGGCTGAACGCGGTATTGCGGCAGATCTGGCAACAGAGCAAGCGCGTAAAATGGGCACGTCCATTAAGGACGCGCCGCAATACTTTACGCCTGTGTACACCACCATTCGTAACCGTCTTGTAAAACTGGAAGAACGCGTCAACCGCAAAGCAGCGGTTGCGTTGCACAAAATGATGGTGGAAGACCCTGATAGCGCGATAGCGGCGCTTACAAAAGCGCAAGAACGCGTTGAGAAATCTAAAGGTTTTCAACCAAAGATGCCTCCAACCGCACCCACGTCTACGGCGGGCAACGTTATTACCGGGCCTCTTTCAGCCGAAGAACTACAGCAAAGCGGTTTGGAAGACATCGCAATCCCGCGTATGCTTACGATTCGCAGAAGTAACAATTCGTTGTCATCTAGCCGCAACCAAAATTCGCTGGCAGGTCAATAATGGATACGCAGACACTGATGAACATCGCGTCCACGGTTGCCATCGCAATGGGCGGTTGGTTCGCGCGGGAGGTCTGGGGCGCGGTTAAGGAACTGAGATCAGACCTTCATGAACTGGAGGTAGATCTACCCAAGAGTTACGTCAGCCGGTTTGACCTAGACAAGCGCATGGACCACATCGAAGACATGTTCAAGCGCATCTACGACAAACTGGATGCAAAGGCGGA